AAGCAAAATGCGGATCGTGGACGAGTGGAGACTGACGCCGGGCCGCGACAACCACTTGTGGGACTGCTGCATCGGTGCATCGGTTGCGGCCTCGTACACCGGGCTGTCAGCCGTCGGTGTTGAAGCGGCGCCGCGCGTCGAACGCCGCCGCATCTCGCGCGAGGAGATGGCGGCCAAACGGCAAGAGCTGATGGGCAGGATGGGGCGGTAGAGCCCCATACCATACGCCCCGCCACGCCCCGGCCACTGCGGGCCGGCGTCCGTCGCCTGTCGGTAGGGTGAACCAAACACCCGCCGCCGGAGACGCCGCCATGCTGCTTTGGAACGAGGAGGAGTTTTGCGACGAACTCGATGCGGAGACCGACGACGAGTGGGCCATCGAGTTTCTGTAGCGTCCGGCACCGCCTGAACACTGGTACACTACATGTGTAGGGGCATCCTGCGCCCCGGGCGACCGGAGTCTAGGCGTGCTGAAAGACGACATTCTCGCGGCAATCGCAGCCAATCTGGCCCAGCCGAAGCGCGCCCGCACCGATGCCGGCGAGGTTGAGCAGCACGACCTCGACAAGCAAATTGCCGCGGCAAAGTTCGCACTGGCGATGGCGGGGACGAGCGTTTCGCCGTTCCGGTCGCTGCGTTTTGCCCAGATGGTCACGCCCAACGCTTCGGGCGTGAGCGATCCCACGAGCATCACGTCGGTCTACCCGCCGCCCGGTCTGGCGGGGACTCCTGGCTACCCACCCGGCTGATGGGCCTGCTGTCGTTTTTCACGCGACGCCGCGACCAAGCCGCACCTGAGCAGGTGCAGGCTCGGTATGACGCCGCGCAGACGACGCCGCTGAATCAGCGGCATTGGGCACAGGCCGATTGGCTGTCTGCCGACGCGGCCCTGCACCCGGGCATCCGCCGGACGCTGCGGATCCGGGCCCGCTACGAGGCGGCAAACAACTCGTACCTCTCAGGGATGCTGTCCACGCTGGCGACGGATCTCGTGGGCACCGGCCCGCGGCTGCAGCTCCAGATTCCCGACGTGGACCCGGAGGATCAGCGGGTCCGCGACATCGAGCACAGCGTCCACGAGTGGGGCCGGGCCATCGACCTGGCCGCCAAGCTCCGCATCATGCGGGTCGCCCGTGCGGTGGACGGCGAGGCGTTCGGCCTCAAGATCACCAACCCGGCCCTCGACGGCGTCCAGCTTGACATGAAGCTGGTCGAAGCCGACCAAGTCGCTAACCCGACGTGGATCCTTGAGCTTGGGGCCATCGACGGCCTCCGGCTGGACACGGCCGGGAACGTCGCGGAATGGCACATTCTGCGGCATCACCCGGGGTCGCTCACTTGGTCGAGCAACCTCGGGGATTGGGTGCCGGCCAACCGCGTCCTGCACTGGGCCAATCGCACGCGGCCCGGTCAGCATCGCGGGCTTGGGGAGATCGTCCCGGCCCTCGAGCTGTTCGCCATGCTCCGGCGGTACACGCTCGCCACGGTGACGGCGGCCGAGACCGCCGCCGACTTCGCCGCCTTGATCCATACCAACGTGCCCAGCACCGACGGGGCGTCAGCCCTGCCGGAATGGGACACGATGCCGATTGTCCGCGGCATGGCCATGAGCTTGCCGGAGGGGTGGGACGCCACGCAGATGCGTCCAGAGCATCCGACGACCACGTTCGACATGTTTGAGCGTCGCCTGCTCAACCAAATCGCCCGCTGCCTGAATCTGCCGTACATCGTCGCGGCCCTTGATTCGTCAAGTGCGAACTACTCGTCCATGCGGGGCGACTATCTCGTCTACCGCAAGACGGTTGGCACGCAGCGGGAAGACCTCGAGCGGAACGTGCTCGACCCGCTCTTGGCCGATTGGCTGGACGAGGCGGCTCTGATTCGCGGGATGCTGCCGGACGGCCTGCCGCCGGTCGCCAGCTGGAATTGGCGGTGGATTTGGCAGGGCTGGGAGCACGTCGATCCCGTCAAGGAAGCCGACGCCCAAAGCATCCGCCTGGGCAACAACACGACCACGCTGGCAGACGAGTGTGCCAGCGTTGGCCGCGATTGGCGCGAGGTACTTCGCCAGCGAGCCGCAGAAAAGGCCCTCATGCAGAGCCTTGGCATTGACGAGCCGGTGCCGAAGCCGGCCGCACCGCAGCCACAGGAGGCGGCCAACGGCTGAACCTCATGGCTTACCTCTCGCTTGGCCCGCAGACCTATGACATCGCGTGGGATGGGATTAGTTGCAAGAAAATCACATTCACGGTGGACACCAATCTGGTCGCAGGACCGTACACGGCAAAGGCACGCCGCGTGTTTGGGGCGGCTGGCCAGTACGCAGCCACAGACGACGGCGAGGAGGTCACGCTTCCGTACAGCAGAGGAGAAGTGTTTTTCACTGCTGCATACCAGCCAGCGATAAATACGTGGGACCGCACCTACGTAAACGAAGTTTCGTTGAGCGTTGCTTCTTCTGCGAACACGGTCACTGTCTCGCTGTCGCCTTTGATTGCGCACGCCGGTGATTACGGGTACATGGCGTTCGCGTGGCAGCTAGTCGCCGGCGGCGACGTACTTGTGCGCGGCCGCATCGACAAGCTCTCACAAAATCCGTTTGCTGGCAGGTCGGCGGCTGGCGGCCTGAAGTACGTGACCGGCGCCGCCGAAACGCCGTGCTGATTGCCACAAAGACTTGGAGTTTTGACCGTGAAGCAGAAAAACCGCCCTTCGACCCGCTCGCACATCAAGGCCGAGTCGCAGGCTCCGCGAATCGTCGCGATGGACGCCGAGTTCAGCCTTCGCGCCGAGGCGGCAGGGGCCGACTCCACGCCCACTTTTGAGCTTGTTGCCTACACCGGCCGTGCGATCCGGCAGTCGTGGAGCCGCAACCCGCTCGTGGTTGACCTGGCCGGCATGGACACGGCACGGCAGTCCATCCCGATCCTGTGGGGCCACGACGCCAGCATCGACTCCGTGCTCGGGCAGTCGCAGAGTATTTCGAGCGACGGCCAGCAGCTCATCGTGGCCGGCGAACTGATCGGCGAGGGCGACACGGCCCAAAAGGTGCTGGCGCTGGCCCGCAAGGGCATGAGGTTCCAGGCCAGCATCGGGGCCGACACGGGCCGCATCGAAAACATCGCCCCCGGCGAGTCCGTGACCGTGAACGGCCGCGAGTTCACCGGGCCGCTTTCCGTAGTGCGAGGCTCCGCGCTCCGCGAGGTCTCAATCGTTTTGATGGGTGCAGACGCCCAAACGTCTGCCGCAATCGCCGCGGAGGCGAATGGGGATTTGACCATGGCGGACACCGCCAACGACAAGCCCGTCGAGGAGACCGTCAAGGTCGCCGCGATGGAAGCCCCGGCGATTGTCGCCGTGGACACCAAGGCTCCGGCCGCTGACCACGCCATCCAGGCGGAAATCGTCGGCCTGCGGAAGGAGATCGAGGACATGAAGGCTCTCAACGCCAAGCGCGACTCCCGCGGCCCCGCCGTGCACGTCGTTGCCGACGCGGCTGATGGCGAGAAGGTGGTCGAGGCGGCTCTCTGCCTGCAAGGCGGTCTGCCGTCCATCGACAAGCACTACGACGAGCGGACGCTGGAGGCGGCCAGCAAGGCCCGCAAGACCACGTCGCTTGGTGAGGTGCTCGTGCGGGCGGCCAAGGCGAACGGCTACACGGGCTCGGAGCGCATCAGCTCCGGCACGCTCCAGCCGATCCTCCAGGCGGCCTTCGCGACCCACGCCATCGGCAACCTGCTGGAGGCCGCGGTCAACAAGTTCCTCCTCGCCGGCTTCAACGCCGTCGAGAGCGTGTGGAAGGACATCAGCTCGGTGCGGTCGGTGGCCGACTTCAAGGCCGTCAACCTCTACCGCCTGAACGGCTCGATGAAGTTCCAGAAGGTCGGCAACGCGGGTGAGCTCAAGGTGGCCCAGGCCAGCGACACCAAGCGGTCGCTCGCGGCGGACACCTACGGGATCACCACGCAGCTGACCCGGCAGGATCTCATCAACGACGACATGTCGGCCCTCTCGCTGATCCCGCAACGGATCGGCCGCGGTGCCGCCCTGTCGCTCAACGAGGTGGTGTGGGCCGAGTTCCTCGACTCCAACTCCACGTTCTTCCAGAAGGCGACCCCGGGTGCGGGCAACGCCCTCTCGTTCGCCAGCCTGTCGGCGGCCACCACGGCCTACCGCAAGCTGACGGACCCGGACGGCAACCCGCTGGGCATCACCCCGCGGATCCTGCTCGTTCCGCCGGAGTTGGAGCTGACCGCCGCCCAGCTGATGACGCAGTCGATGCTCATCGCTTCGGGGCTGTCCAGCACCAGCGCCAAGGAGGTGCAGCCGTCCGCGAACGTCCTCGCCGGCCGGTATCGCGTCGTGGTCAGCAACTACCTCACGTCGTCCTCGACGTGGTGGCTGGTTGCCGACGCGGCCGACCTCCCCGCGTTGGACACGGTGTTCCTCAACGGCCAGCAGGTGCCGACCATCGAGCAGGTCCAGGCGGACTACCAGCTCCTTGGCGTCGCCATGCGTGGGTACATGGACTTCGGTGTGGCGAAGGCCGAGAGCCTCGCCTGCTACCGGATGGCCACGGCCTGACGCTGACCAGTAGGGCAAATCGTAGCCGGCGGGCGGCCTAAAAAACCGCCCGCCGGCATGACGCACAACGGGTTTCCAGTTTCCAGAAACAGAAAGTGAAGGTGATTCGTGGCTGATTACGTTCAGGACGGCGACCTGATCGACTACACGCCGAGTTCGGCTGTGGCGGCGGGCGACGTGGTGGTGCTCAACGACCTCGTGACCGTGGCTCCGCGGCCCATCGCCGCGAACAAGCTCGGCGCGGTGGCCGTCGAGGGCGTGTTCTCGCTTCCCAAGGCGTCCGGGGCCATTGGCCAGGGCGCGATCGTCTACTGGGACGCGACCGCCGGCAACATCACGACGACCTCGTCCGGCAACAAGCGTGCCGGCAAGGCCGCTGCTGCCGAGGTTTCCGCCGCGACGACCGTCAAGGTGCTGCTCAACATCGGTTGAGCCGCCTGTCGATCTGGTCGCGAAAGAGGGGGCTTGGGGCCAGGTGACGCCGATGCGTCGCCGGCCCCAGCCCCCGGTGGCGGGAGTCTGTTGTCGTGCAGGACATGCTGGCCAATGCCGAGACGTGGTTTGAGGCGCAGCGGCGAGAGCATCTTGCCGTCACGGTCTCGTACCAGCCGACGGTTGGCCTCCATCGAGAGTGCCGGGCGACGCTGATTACGGGCCGTTGGGAGGCTCTGAACAAGGACGGCCAAATCGTCCGCATTGAGACCCGCGACTTCATCATCCACCGGGACGAGCTTCCGCAAGATCCGAAACGCGGCGACCGCGTCGTGGTGGTCGAAAATGGCGCGACAAAGACCTACGAAGTCTCGATTCCGGCCGGTGCCGACAACCCGTGGCGGTGGTCGGATCGCTCGGAGCGAATCCGCCGGATTCACACGATGGCGGTCTCTGGAAACACGGCGGTGCCAAACGTGAACCTCCTTGTCCGTGCTTCCGGCGTGTCGGCCTCCGCGGTCATCACAGACGAGCAAATCAAGTCGCAGCTGACGCTCGACCTTGGCCAGACCCGCACGCTGTCGCGGCAGCTTGTGGCGGCGTCGCAGTACGTCTACGTGGCACTGCCGGACTCGTTTGGCTCCCCAGCGTTCCGCGTCAACGGCTTTAGCTCGACTGCCTGGGAGCTGACGACGCGATCCATCGTGTTTGACGGGCAGGCATCACGCCCCTATCGCGTCTACCGCTCAACCTACGCCGTGACCGGCAACATCCTGCTCGAGGTCGCCTGACGTGTCGCAGATCAAGGGCACCAACGTCATCGCTCCCGTCGTTCCTCTGGACACGGCGGACCAGCATCCGTCGCACGAGGCACGGTATGGCAAGGGCGGCTACCGCACGGTGGCGACAACGGCCGAGCGGGACGCGATCCCAGCTCCCCGGCGTGAGGCCGGGATGCTCGTGTACGTTGAGGCGGACGGGAAGGCATACAAGCTGTTGGCGAACCTGACTTCGTGGGAGGAGTTCAAGAGCGGTGCGTCAACGTGGGAGGAGTTGGCAGGCAAGCCCTCCACGTTCCCTCCGTCGGAGCACGCCGCCTCGCACGGCCAGGCTGGTGGCGATCCGATTACCATCGTTTCAGCGCAGGTCTCTGACTTCAACTCGGCCGTCGTGGCTGCATCGCCGCCGGCCACCTGGGAGACGCTGACGGGCAAGCCAGCCACGTTTGCCCCCTCAGCCCACTTCCACGCGATCTCCGACGTGACCGGGTTGCAAACGGCTCTCGACGCCAAGGCCACGCCGGCCGACGTGTCGAGTGCCGTGGCTGCGGTGGTGAACGCTGCCCCGGCGGCGCTGGACACGCTCAATGAGTTGGCGGCGGCTCTTGGGAATGACGCCTCATTCGCCACCACGGTCACGAACGCCCTCGC